GCATTATCTATAAGTTTTGACATTTATACTGTTCCTGTTGTTAACGCACCATTTCCAGTAACAGAGAACGAGGCTTCAACGAGGCCATCAAAAGATGCTGTCTTACTAACTGAAGTAACAATAACAGCGCCAGACCATTCCACATCACCGGAGTTATTTCCAGTAGGATACAGATTTATTGTGACTTCTGCACCTTCTACCAGTGCTAACTGACCATTAGTGTCTGCATCATCCCAAATAGCGTTGAAAGATGAAGTCCAAGACTTCAGGGTTGGCTTGTGAGTAACCCAAGAGTCACCCATGACAGTATCAGTTGTTGTTTCGGAAGTAGTCTCCAAAGACCAGTCCTTAATTTCAGCGACAGCGTTAACTCCAACGTATACTGCGCCATTCTTACCTGTGTATGTTGCCATTTATAAATACCTCTAAGCGCCATAGCGCATTAATTAACGTGAGCGAAAACCGCCATTAAATTGCTACATCAGGGTTGTCTTCTCTAACCCTGTATAGCACATCAACAGTAAGGGTGGCCAAGCCTGCTGGCTGATCACCATCACCGCTAAAGTCTGCATCAAAACTTGTAACAGTTGTGTTAGATGCGTATCCACCCAAAGTAATATTGGCGTAGATAGCCTCTTCGATCTCAAGGCATATCTGATCTATCAAATCATCGTAGCCACTGACACCCTTCACATATATTTCCAGAGTGAACCTTGCTGTCCTCTCTTGAATGCGTGGGAGACCCATAGAGTTATACTCAATCTCCTCTTCCTTGCTATAAACCAGCAGGCCAGGCAGCTTGTTACTAGCAATGGGATAGACTCTACTTTGATATACGTTACTACCAGTAGTTGTTAACCCGGTAAGCGCAGTAGTCAAGTTGTCCCTAAGTAACTTTCTAACATGAGCCATTATTGAGCCTCTAGACCTATTTCGGTTATTCCAGTGCCATCAGCCATAACGACAGTTATCTTGTATACAAATGACCTTATGCTAAAAGAATCACCTTGAGCAGCGCCAGAGACATCAGATGTTCTTAGCGTAAGCCTTGGCTGGTTCAAAGCAAAGTCTACAGACCCGCCAACATCTACCGCCTCATATACCTGATCAAAGATAGCTTTAACTGTTTTAGATACACCACCTACGGGCGTGTACAAAACGTCCTCGCCGAAGTCAGCGATCATTATTGCTCTCTCAATACCAGTCTCGATAGCCATTAATTAGTTTTAGCTCTCTTCTTTATCTTAGGTGCAGACTCAGTAACTTCTACGCTTCTGTCTTCTCTGACTACAGATTCAGCCACAGGTATGATCCGTCCCATGCCCATAAGCTGCTCAATTATGCGCTTGTCTTCTATCTCAACATGCGACCCAGCCTGATGGCCTTGGCCTTGTATAACACAACCTTTAACTACTTCATATTTCATGGTTATCTCCTTTAATAATACTTGCTCAATAAACAAGTATAAGTAAAGAAGGGGGGCCGAAACCCCCCGACTAATTACTACTACTTACGCGCCATCGTTACCGAAAGCGAAGCTCACAGCGTGACGTACAGCCATGTCTACTGACTGCAAAGCAACCAGACGGATAGTTCCGCTCTTAGACAGAGTGTATGGGTCAACAGTGAGGTCAAGACCACCAAACATACCGATCAGCAGGTCATCGAAGTTACCGAAGTACAGGTTACCAGCAGTAGCCTGATTAGAAACGATACCACGATAGCCATTGATGCTGCCGCCTGGCTCTACAACGAACTGAGCAGTGTTAGCAGCTTTCTCAGTAGTCTTCAGAGCGCCGTACATTGAAGCAGGCATGATGTAAGACAGGTTGCCCTGAAGAGCATTGTCTTCTGCAACAGCAGTCTCCAGAGTAACAACTTCAGCAAAAGTAGGGTTAGCTGCTGCGAAGTTAGTTACCTGGTTAACACCAGAAGTGCTTAGGATACCAGTAGGCTGACCAGAAGAACCAGTTCCTTCCAGGCCAGCTTTGTCGATTGCGATAGCAAGAGCGCGGCTCAAGTCATCACGGATCAGACCTTCTACGTCTAGGCTAGACTGAATCAGAAGCTGGCGAGTAACGTCAGTGAATGCACCGAGAGTCTTAGGGGCCAAAGACACCTGACCAACAGTCATTTCGCTTTCAGTTGCGTCACCACCTTCAGTGCTGATCCAAGCAGCAGTAGAAGCGGCAGTTTTCTTAGGAATCTTAACGTCTCCGCTCAGACCACCCAGCATGCGAGCGCCAGCCTGCATAACAGATGATTGATTGCGAAGTGCGTCAATGAAGTCACCACCACGGAAGTCATCACTGAACAGAGCAGCATCATCACCGCTGTTCATGTCACGCTTCCAAGTACGCAGAACTTCAGCAGGAAGCATAATGCCCTGTGCAGTTGTGCCATACTGGTCAGCAGCAGCTCGTGAACACTCAAACTCAAACGCAGCAGCTTCTTGAGCGCGACGATCAGTTGGGTTAGCCAGAGCATTTACAGCACGGGCCAAGCTGAACTTCTTAACTTCTTGTTTGGTCATACCAACTTCCTGATCTTCCAGGGCGCGTTGTGAACCAATGTTTTCTAAAAGCTCACCACGAAACTCTTCGATAGAACGACCTTCAGCGATTGCTTTACGGGCCATTTCACCTTGATTGTGGCGAGAACCAAGCTCAACGATTTGAGCGGCGTTACGTTGTGCGGATTGCTGTGCTTCAGCTTTAACCGCTTCAATATCAACTTCTGACATTTTATTTTCCTCAACAAATGAAGTTTTAATTACGGGTTTGTGTGAAGGTTCGCTCGACCGCCCAACGCCAACTGTCATATCGGCAGGAATAGACACCAAACTTGCTTCTACGGGCTTCCATGACGAGGCACGGTATGTCTCTCGATCATTTCTATCCCGATCCATCTTGCTGATAGAATAGCCAACTGAAATGTTAGCCTTAATCCCATCAACTACATCCGAGAACGCCTCACGGGCAAGTTCACCTTTTCCAAAGCGAACTTTAGCGCGCAGTCTACGCGACTTTCCGTCAAGCTCTACAGATTCTACTACACCAATCTGCTTTTCTGGATCGTGATCCAGTAGCAGAGGGGCGCGACCACTAGCCAAGAATGACAAATCAATTGCACTCTCACTATGATCTAATACTTCCTTACCAAAAGAACGCTCTACAGGCTCTTCGCTTGATATTGCGATCCTAACAGTTCTCGAATCCTCGTCAATTGGAGACATATCCATTTCCATTGCGCGGTGATGAACCTCTACACCCTTGCGCTCTTCGATCTCCTCGACAACCTCTTCGGAAACTTCCTCTTCGGTCTCAACAACAACCTCTTCGGAACGCTCTTCATCAGCGGATACGACAACCTCTTCTACTTCAACTTCGTTGTCCATGTTTACAGCCTCTTCACTTCTATCATCATCAATTTGGCCTGCAATTCTGCGCGACCACGAAAATCCAGCATCTCCACCCCACAGCGCCCAAGCTATTCTGCCTGCGGAGGGATAACCTTCCTCACCAGGGCGAAATCCTTCTGCCTTCTTATCGACTTCATGTCTAGAAAAGAACGAATACATGCGCTTAACAGTATCAAAAGATAGCTCTTTCCTGTTCTGTATATCCCTTGCACGGGCTACACCAACTTCTGTGCCGCCCCTACCATGCTCTTTGCGCCAAGCTAATCCTTTCTTAGCTTCTGACACCATGCCATCAGTTGGCCGGGTGTTAATCTCCTTACCCTTGTACTTCGGCATCATCTTCACCAATTATATCAGGATCAATAGCATTTAGGTTTGCTCCGAACGGTTCAAGCGCATATTTCACACCAAACTGTTCAGCAGTATCTCTGTCTCTAGCAATCTGAGAAACCAGCTCTTCCACATCTTTACCGTACTGCGAAGCTACATCCTGAAGACTCAAGATACCATTCTTCATTCCCATAACAGCAGCAGTCATCTCTTTCTGAGGATCAACCCAAGACCAAGATCGACCTCTAATGTGAGCAGCAGTATAAAAACGATCAAACTGCCGAACAGGAATGCCAAACGTATTCAATTCCATCGAGCTGCTTAACCATGATCCAAATATAGGACATACAAAGTGATCAATCATAAACTGCTGTAAGTTTTTGTAACTGTCTCGCTCTTCTAGCGCGCCCTGTCTAATAGAGCTGTAGCTAGTCGCCTCTAAGTCGCCAGAGAGAGTCGTATAGCCAACACCCATAGCGACAGATATGCCTCGCAAGACTGACTTATGGAATGGGTCAAACTCATTATTCGGATACTGTGGGTCGAATGACTTAAAGTCTACGCCATTAGGTAACTGATGGAACGTGCCTGGACTAGCATCCATAATAGGCATGTTGCCATCTAACTCGTCAGCCACAAATCCATCGCCAGCGGGAGATGTAAAAAAGCCCATTTTAGATGCGCCAACTCTCGCATTTACAATAGCAGCCTCTCTCAGAGCGCCCAATTGCTTCAAAGCAGCTATACTGGAAGATAACCACGGCTCTCCGCGTGTCTGCCCGGCACGATACGTCTTAAACAGATGAATCATGCGATCAGCAGGTATTCTTATGTGCTTTGTTGACTTCCCAGTGGTCGTATAGTCGTAATCACCGGGATGATAGCTAAGAACGTGATATGCGACAGGCTTTTTGAACTTATCCAGCTCAACACCCATGCGTATTTCGTTTCCATTGGTTAATCTCTCGTTTTTCTGCTCATCTACCTGATCAGGCTCAATAAACTCAATTGCAAACGAGTCTTTAAAGGACGCACCACGGTGTTTGACGATAAATACCTCACCATCACGGGCTAACCCCTCAATTGCTAGCTTTTGAGCGTCAATCCAGGTCATTTTGCCATCTACGGTAGGGTTTCCTAGCATTCCCCACGACTTAAATGCCATTTCCACCCGCTGATTACCGTCAGTATCAAGCTTTCCTACAGAGTCATAAGCCTTGCTCTGTACGTTAAATCCTTTGTCGCCAATGACGTTATTCTTCAATAAGTCCAGATATCGGCGTACATATTCGTTATTTCTTGCCAGATCACGCGATCTAGCGCGTAAATTCTTGAGTGCAGGCCGTAATTCAGTGTCTGCGCTCGCCTCAGAAGCCTTAAAGTCGCTAAAAAGATAGCCTTGGTTGTTTGCTGCGTAAGCTCTCTTAAAGACTTGCTTCTTAGGTGCCTTCTTAGGCTTGAGGAAATCAAAAAGTGCCATTTAGAACTTCACCTGTATAGTTGACGCGCCTTTACGACCATTCTTCAGGTCTATGTTGTTCTGCTCCCTTGTGACTTCACCACGATAGAAAGTCCGAGCATCTTGCAGCTCTTGGAACGACAACTTAGTTAGAGATCGGCCTGCGATAGAATAACTAGATACATCTGAATCAGCTTTTCCAGCAAGCAGTGACTCTATCTTGCCTACCATAATCTCTGAGTGAGATCGGCTGTCAGATGTTGAAGTGCTGATATCGCTTAAAACATCTAAGCTACCCTGGTTAACTACAACCTGAGCATTATCAGAGTTGCGCTTTATCTTAATCTGCCAGGAATATGATCCTTTGGCAATAGAGGCGCTATCAGTGCTAGATATGGTGTACAGATAATGAGTAGCGTGACCAGTTGCTGTTACGCTAATCTCATTCGACCCTCCAGACGTAGGGCGACCAATAAAAGTAGACGTATATGCATCAGTTGGATAATCATCAACCAAGCCTGAGACTTTCCACTGCACATAATCGCCAATTACAATCTGTGTAGGTACGCCTTCATTAGCGTTAGTCGCATCAAAAGCATTTGCCATTTATTTATCCTTTAACGCCAAGAATTTGCAAAACCTTTGTTTGTCTTAGGAACAAACGTATTTCTTTTCGGCTTAACTGCTTTAACTTCTTCATGCTGTCCTTCGGTGTCACGCTTGTCAGCAATTGAGTTAATATCTACATTTAAAATTGCATACGCTGCAACAGCATACACAAAGCAATCTAATGCTTCGTTTCTAGGCCTAATCTTCTGGAATACTCTCTTTTTGTATCCTCTAGAAAACTTAGTAACAATCTTCTCAGCAGTAAGCTGTCTAAAATATTCATCATTCAAGTCATCATGAAAGTGAATATAACCCGGCCCCTCATCCTTTATTCGCATTCTAGCAAACAAAAGGTCTTTGACCGTATCAACCCCAATCGGAAATAACATGCACTTTCCAATATTGTTTTTGGATGGCCTGCCAGCTATCGCCTTACCTTCACCGCCGACACCTTTAATGGCAAACACTCTGCGCGCAAAGTTCTTCTTGGCATAGGAGTATACCGTATTTGTGAAGTGACCACCAGAGTCTACACAGGTTGCGCGTATAGGGAGCTGCCTGCCGTCGTTGGTTATATGCGTAGTAAACAGGTGACTGTCTAAGGCCGTCCACAGTTGCGGTGTAGAGGGGTCTCCGTAAAGAACATGGTGATCAATTACCCAAGACTCATCGTCTCTTCCCCAGCCAATAATAGATAGCTCAAGTCGATCATCCTGAACGTCAACTCCGCAAGTTAAGAATATAACTTCTTCAGGGATTCCTTCACCGTATGCTTCTCTTCGCTCGGCCAAAGAATAGTCATCAATACTTTCTCCCTGGTCTTCCCATGTCTCTCCCAGATAGGTATTAGTCCAAACTCTTAATTGCTCAGGGTTCTTCCTCATAGCTAGGAAGTCTCTAACGCCATCAGCCAAAGGTGTCCACGGACTATATAAACCAGAGATAGAGAATCCTGCAATTCCCAAGAATGGCTTGTCAGCAATCCACTGTCCATTACGAATAGACCAACGTCTATCAGAGTCAGTCCAAACTACAGCGCAATGCTCACACATGTACCCAGCAGTATCTGGATCACTGTCTACCCATCGAACATTGGCCCACTGTAGCTTTTGCATATGCTCACAGTGTTTGCACGGCACTTGGTAGAACCGCATATCAGATGCCTCAAAAGCTTCCTCAATCCTGCTTGCATCTTTATTGGTTGGCGTAGACACCATAACTATCTTTCGGTTCCAGAACGTAGCAGCTCGCTTCCTGGCTAGTTGAATAGGATCACCCTCAGACCCGGCACTAGCAGGGTACCGATCAACCTCATCACACAGAACAAGCCGAATAGGTCTCGATGCCAATCCAGAGGGAGAGTTAGCACCAACCAGTGTTAAGCTGCCACCAGGGAACAACTTATGCAATGTTGTGTTTCCACTGTCTCTTGCGCGAGGGTCTTTAACCTTTCCTCGCAAACAGGGAGTAGACTTCAGCAGGCCATTGGCAACACGATCCTTTGAGAACGACTGCGCCATCTCAAGGGTAGGCTGAAGGCATAGTATGGGAGACGGGTCATTGTCTATGTGGTAGCCAATGATATTAAGGATAGCCTCAGACTTACCTAACTGTGCGCCTGCCATCACTACAACTTCTCTTATCTCTGGGTTAGCGCATGCATCCATTATGCCTCGCTGGTATTCTGCTCTACTAGTATGCCACTTGCCAGGCTCACTACTTGTCTGCGAATCCANTCGTCTTCTTTGGTCTGCCCACTCGCTTACGCTTAGTCTTGGTGGCGGCTTTAGACCCACTATCGCTTTCTTCAGGTGCGTCAGTAGCTCCGCTGGTCGATGAGGGATCGATTGTTGGCTCATAGTTACTTAGCTCTTCTAATGCTTCGTTTAATAAATCTTCTAGGATAGTTTGACACAGGGCCGCATCAGGCTCTGCTGATACCACGGGAGCAGCTTTAGTAGGGATCGATAACAACTTCCCCTTCAGTGCGCCCAATACATCTTCCCAGGCCTGCACAACGTCAGCAGCAAGCACTAATGTCCCGTGAACCCGCGCCAGCTCTAGCTCTGCGATCTCCGCTTCAGCGTTAAC